CCCGAGTCGTTGAAGAAGAAGCTCGAGACCTGGTCCGAGAACATGGTGGAGAGCGACCCGATCATGAAGGAGTTGAGGGCCTACGCCTCCAACAGCGGCTTGACCATCTTCCACTCCGGGATGGGCCAGGGGAACTTCCAGCACCCCAGCAGCTTCATCCACTGCCTGATCGACGACTACTCCGACTTCTTGACCGAGAAGATCTTGAGGTCGATGGGCCTCAAGTGGGAGGCGATCACGTTGATCAGCTCCGACGACTCGACGAAGATGATGCTGTTGAGCGTCATGAGGTCGATGAACACCCACGACATCTTGAACAAGGGGATCTTCGCGTTGGTCGACTTGTACAACGGGATCAGGAAGATGGCGAACATCCACATCAACTGGAAGAAGACCGCCCTCCAGATGATCATCACGGAGTTCAACTCGATCTTCACGATCTTGAAGAAGATGTGCGTCGCGTCCATCAAGGACTCGTACAACAGCGTCAACGTCGTCGACATGACCCGGCCCGAGGAGGCCGTGAGGGAGGTCATCTCCAACGTGAGGAGGTTGATGGAGAGCGGCTGCTACTTGGAGACCATCGAGACCGCCTTGGCGGAGATGAGGGCCAAGTTGATCAAGTGGTACAACATGAGCGAGAGCCTGATCAAGACGTTCACGGAGATCTTGGAGTGCTCCAAGGAGGAGCTCCCCTTCAACTTGGGGTTCGTGCCCGTGAGGTACCCGATCGAGACCCTGATCTACGGCCCCGAGGTCCAGCTGGGCAGGGACATGAGCTACAATTTGAACAAGTTCTACAGGACCATCTACAGCAACAACAAATACAGCACCTCCTCGACCAACGAGGACTTCGACAGGGAGTCCTCGACCCGGATCATGTTCGAGTTGGGCTCGAGGACGGACAAGCAGTTGACGGCGTTGAAGAAGAAGACGGAGATCAACTCCCACTCCACGAAGCTGAAGGAGATCAGGTCCGAGATGCTGGCTGTGTCTGACAAGTCGGCCAGCTGCTTGCTCTACGACTTCAAGTTGTACCTCAAGCAGTACTTGACCCAGGTCCGGAGGAACTACGCATTCTCTTCCACCTTCAGGTACAACTCCATCATCAGGGCGATGCAGTACACGGACAAGAGCACGTTCAGCGCGGACAGGACGGAGGCCAAGCACATCACGGAGTTGGTCCGGAAGGTCATGGACTTGGAGGTCAAGAACAGCCACTTCTCGGTCTTCGAGGACATGAAGATGATCATCCACGAGCACGACGAGATGCAGGGGATGATGTCCAACATGAGGAGGTTGCAGATCAACAGACACCCCAAGTTCAGGTCCTTGACCATGTACCGCAGGTCGATCGCGGACGTGGCCTCCGAGAGGGACATCGTGAAAGTCATCTTCTCCGGGATCTCGGAGGTCCGGACCTCGCACTACGTCGCGGCCAGGGAGGTGTGCGAGAAGATGAGCTTGGACATCGACGAGGTCATCAGGAACCCGATCAAGATGTTGACGGAGAGGTTCCCGAAGAAGACCCTCCCGACCTTCAAGAACTTCGTCCGGTGGTACTGCAACTTGTACCAGATGAGGGTCATCGAGATGGTGTCGGACTTCCCGACCACCTGGAGCAGGAGGTTGGACACCTGGCAGTTGTACTTCTACAAGACGAACCCCGCCTTCATCTACTCCAGCTCCCAGATGGAGACGAACGTGACCGCCAGGATGGTGGCGGAGAACTACCTCTGCTTCTCCTCCTTCACGGAGTTCGACAGCTTGTCGCTCAGGTTGGACAACACCAGGAACAGGACGGAGAAGGTCCTCAAGATGATGTTGGAGTCCGAGTTGTTGGAGGGCTCGTCGGACAAGGAGGCGACGTTCAACCTCGGGGAGTACAGCCTCTTGGACGAGAGGCCCCTGTTCACCAGCTACAAGAAGAAGGAGATCGGGGGGGACCCCACGATCGCGTGGGCGTCCACCAGCGGGATGGTGGAGATCATCTCGAGGTCGGTGAACTTGAAGAGGATAGAGGTCTACGGGAACCCGAACCAGGTGGTCTTGTCGATGGCGAGGAGGGAGATCAGGAGGGTGAACTTGGAGAGCCCCCGGGTCGAGTGGGAGATCCAGACCTCCAGGACGAGCAGGAACGTGATCAACTCCAAGAAGATGTTGGAGGAGATCAACATCCAGGACTTGTACATCAGGAGGCACAGGCCGTTCAAGCTCTACGTGAAGAAGTCCTTCACCAAGTGGGAGGCCTGGTTGTTCAACGAGGTGTGCAGGATCAAGTTGATCCGGAACGACTTGAGGTTCTACCCCTCGGTGCCGGAGGACACCAAGAACGGGCTGATGAAGGCGTACACGAGGATGATCTCCAGGTCGCTGTCCCTGGAGGAGTTGGACGCCCTCCTCAGGGCCACCCCGAGGTTCGTCGAGCACTTCTTGAAGGTCAAGGAGGGGGTGACCCTCGAGAGCTGGGAGCCGGAGGAGTTCGACAACCCCTTGGACCTCTTCCAGGCCATCGCCGGGGCGACCACCAGCGGCTTGCTGTTGAGCCCCGAGGAGATGGAGTTGGACTGGGAGGACCCGGAGGAGTTGGCGTCGATCTCCTCGGGGGCCAGCGGCTCCGGCCACTCCGTCATCTTCGGCTCCAAGTTCGCGATCACCCGGGAGATGGTCTTGGACCTCATCAACGTCGAGGCGGCCCCGGACGAGGCCATCATGGAGGGGGGCGCCACCTTCCTGGAGGGGGTCGCGATGGCCACGGCCTGGGCGGTCAGGAACGAGGTCACCTTCAACTTGCAGCCCGTGATCGCGGTGACCCAGGACACCGGCAGGCTGGTGTCCATCTTGACCAGCATCATCTTGGCGAAGTTGAAGTACCCGGACGGCGGGGACATCTCGGAGTTGATGGCCTTCATCATGTCCACCTTGGCGGCGAAGAACAACATATTGAGCACGAGGATCAGCAAGGACTTCAAGGTCTACTTGATCCCCTCCAGGATGATCTCCGACCGGCTCTCGTCGGTGGTCTCCTGGACCGTCGAGTTCGACGTGGCCGGGTTGTTGGGGGCCTTGTAGGTGATCCAGTCGTTCTGGTCCTTGAGGTAGGACGAGGTCTTGGGCTCGAACTTCATGATCCAACTGTTAATTCTAGAACACCACGGCGAAGGCCCCGGAGACGTCCTCCTTGAAGATGATCTAGTTGGAGAGGCCCAAGATGATCGAGAACGTCAGCTACGACATGTTCTTCATGATGTTCTTGGTGTTCGTTTTTGCTAGC